GTGGACGTTTTGTACGGTTTTGCAGCCATTCGTCCGGTTACCGCCGTGCGTTTGTGGGGCTAAACAGAGTGGGGGCGTAAGCCCCTTCTTCTAAACTTTTTAAAGGAATTTCATCATGGCACTTCCAAATGGCGCAGGCGGCTATCAGCTTGGCGACGGCAATCTTGGCGAGGTTATCCTCGGTACTCAATCAACACCAGTAGCTAAAACAGCAGCGGCCACTCTGACCGCCGCTGAATTAGCAACCGGCATTATCACCTACACCGGCGCAGCCGTGGCCTTGACCATGCCCTTGGGTACTGATCTTGACGCAGCTTTCGGTAGCATGAAAGTCAACAGTTCGTTTGACTTTTTCATTATCAACACGGGCGCAACTAACGCTGCAACCGTAACCGCAAACACCGGCGTTACCTTGGTTGGTACTGCTGCTGTTTCGGCTGCAACATCGTGCAATTGGCGTGTTCGCAAGACCGCTGACGCAACTTACGTCGCTTACCGCGTCGCTGGTTAACGCGTAGAGGGGTGGGTGATCCTCACCCCTCGCACAAGGATTCTGAATGCACATTTATCTTAAACACCCCGTACACGGCAACAAGGTGGCAATTTCCGATGCGGAAGCCGAAGATGACGTCAAAAACGGGTGGGAAGTGTACAATTTAGACGCGCCTAAAATTGAGGCTGCGCCTGTGAATGAGCTAAAACGACGTCGTAAAACGGAGTAAGTATGACCACAACCACAGCCGGTGATCAAATCAATGGGGCGTTACGCCTAATCGGTCAACTGGCTGAAGGTGAAGAACCGTCGGCTGCGACCGCTAATGATGCGTTAGCCGCACTCAATCAGATGATCGATTCATGGAACACCGAGCGCTTGTCGGTGTTCTCAACGCAAGACCAAGTCTTTTCTTGGGCACCAAATTTTGCTACCCGTACGCTTGGCCCCACGGGCGATTTTGTAGGTAACAGACCCATCCTGATAGATGACTCAACTTACTTTAAAGATGCGTCCTCGGGCATTTCTTTTGGTATTAAGTTAGTTAACCAACAGCAGTACAACGGCATTGCGGTCAAGACCGTGACGTCCACTTACCCACAAGTCATGTTTGTCAATATGACTTACCCCGACATTACGATGACCGTCTATCCGGTGCCCACCAAGGTACTGGAGTGGCACATTGTGTCGGTTGAGGAGCTGACTACCGCTGCGTTGTTGTCTACGCCCTTGGCGTTTCCCCCAGGCTATCTCAGAGCCTTTCGGTACAACTTGGCGTGTGAGATTGCACCTGAGTTTGGTGTTGAGCCTAGCCCTCAAGTGTCGCGCATTGCAATGTACTCTAAGCGCAATCTCAAACGTATCAACAACCCTGACGACATTATGTCGTTGCCGTACTCAATTGTTGCAACGCGTCAGCGCTTCAATATCTTTGCGGGCAACTATTAATGCGTTCACCTATCCTCGGTTCATCCTATGTGACTCGCAGCATCAACGCGGCCAACAATCGCATGGTCAACTTGTTTCCCGAGGTGGTAGCCGAGGGCGGGCTAGAACCTGCGTTTCTAAACAGGGCTCCAGGGCTTAAGTTATTAGTTGCGGTCGGCACAGGCCCCGTGCGTGGGCTTTGGCAATACGGCGGTTACGCTTACGTTGTGTCGGGCAATTCGTTATACCGCATTGATGACCAGTATGTTGTTACATATTTAGGCACGGTCGCTAACGATGGCCCCGTGTCAATGGCTGATGATGGTAACTATTTGTTTGTGGCTTGCAATGGGCCAAGTTTTGTCTACAACGCCACAACTACCGTATTTGTTCAGATTACAGACGTAGACTTCCCTGGCGCGTTAACGGTGTCGTATCTTGACGGGTATTTCGTATTTATTGAACCCGATAGCCAGCGTGTGTGGGTAACAGCATTGCTCAACCCACTTGCTGTTGACCCGCTTGATTTTGCAAGTGCCGAGGGTAGCCCCGATGGTTTAGTGTCATCCATTACCGACCATTCTGAAGTTTGGCTATTTGGCACAACTTCGGTTGAAGTTTGGTACGACGCCGCCCCAGGCTCAGGGTTTCCTCTAGCGCGCATTCAAGGCGCGTTTAACGAGATTGGGTGTGCTGCAACCTTTTCGGTAGCCAAACTAGACAACGGTTTGTTTTGGCTAGGCGCAGATAATCGTGGGCAAGGTATTGTTTACCGCTCGCAAGGCTACACCGGTGTGCGTATCAGCACTCACGCAGTAGAGTGGCAAATTCAACAATACGGCGACATCTCGGACGCCATTGCTTACACTTATCAGCAAGACGGTCATTCGTTTTACGTCTTAACATTCCCTACAGCCAAGGCAACTTGGGTGTTTGATGTGGCGGCGCAAGCATGGCATGAGCGAGCAAGTTTTAGTAACGGTGACTTTAGTCGTCATCGTAGCAATTGCCAAATGTTTTTTAATAACGAAGTTATTGTAGGTGACTATCAAAACGGCAATTTGTACGCCTTTGATTTAGAAGTCTACGCTGACGGCCCACGCACTCAGAAGTGGTTGCGCTCATGGCGGGCATTGCCCACCGGCACCAATAACTTTACCCGTACCGCTCAACACTCGCTTAAATTAATTTGCGAATCCGGTGTGGGTCTACAAGGCAAAACCGAGATACCAGGGCGCGTCTACTTGAGCCCCATGATCGTATCGGGCTCAATCGGTATCGTTGATGAAATTGAAATTATCATGTCCGTAGACGATTTTGTGCAGCCTTTGGTAATGTTGCGCTGGTCAGACGATGGTGGTCACACTTGGTCAAACGAGCATTCAAGATCAATGGGCGGTATAGGCGCGTACGGCACCCGCGTCATTTGGCGTCGCCTTGGCATGACTGAAAAGTTGCGTGATCGAGTGTATGAGATTTCAGGCACCGATCCGGTCAAGATTGCCATCATGGCGGCTGAACTTGATGTGACGGCCACCAAAGCATGAACATTACTCAAATCCCCGCGCCTCGCGTACCGGTGGTTGACCCCGCTACGGGGCTCATGTCACGCGAGTGGTTTAGATTTTTTAATGCGTTGTACGAACAATTGGGCGGCGGTGCGGGCGGGGCTTCAGGCACTTTTACAACAACCGACTTTAAAACCGTGACGGTCGTCAACGGCATCATTACAGGGATAGTCTAATGTCCATCAATCTTTCAGCCTTTGCCGGTGCGGGCGCGCAATTTTCGGATGCTAATGGCGCACCTTTGACCGGCGGCTTAATATATAGCTACCTGTCGGGCACTACCACGCCAGTTACGACCTACACCACCCGCGATGGCACAACCAACAACACTAACCCTATTGTGTTGGATGCGGCGGGGCGCACACCAAATGAGATTTGGCTAGACGGTGGGGTGTTGTACAAGTTTATTTTAAAAACTTCGGCTTTTGTGCAGATTGGGTCGTATGACGATATTCCCGCAATTAACGACACGACAACCTTTAGCAACCTGATTACGGTTGCCGGTACAAACACGCTAACTGGCGCGGCCACGCCCGCATTGGCGGGCTATGCTGCGGGCGCACAATATAGCTTTATTGCTCAGAACACCAATACCGGCGCAGTCACCATTGACATCGACACGCTTGGCGTCAAGTCAATCACCAAGTTTGGCACAACACCTTTGGTCGCCAACGACATCATTGCGGGCGCCTTGGTATTGATTGAATACGACGGTACAAGGTTTCAATTACTAAACCCGACAAGTTTTGTTTTTGACTACATCACAACCGATTATATCCGCGAAACCACAACAATTTCGGCAACAGCGGCGACCGGCACAATTAACTTTGATGTTGCCACCCAATCCATTTTGTACTACACGACTAACGCTAGTGCCAACTGGACGCTTAACGTGCGGGGCGGGGCAAGCGCAACCCTTAACAGCCTGATGTCAACGGGTCAGACGGTTACCATTACTTTCTTGGCAACCCAAGGTGCGACGGCTTATTACAACAGCGCCTTTACTATCGACGGCACCTCTGTCACACCTAAATGGCAAAGCGGTAT